CTTTCAAATCAACTACCAAAGTATTGATTGCTGCTTGTTGTGTTGGGTTTGTTATTGCAGCCGCTGTAATGAATGCTTGTGCGTCTGGGTCAACCGCTGGAGTTCCTATAATATCAGTTGCACCAGCTTCAGAAACGGAATAAACCGAACCCCAGCCTATGGCATTATCAGCACCTTTTCCCCATCCTATATTATTATTTGAAGCACCGTCGCCCCATCCATTTGCATTTGCCATTTTTCTAAGTTGTTATATCTCCAAATAAAACCCATTCATCAGTACCTACCTTTATTAACGTTGCAACCGAATATTGTCCCGTTGTTTTAGTTTTACCGCCTGTTGAATGTAATGTAACTCCAGCAGTTCCAGCAATAGTTGTTTGCCCCGCACCATGTTGAAATATAATCATTTCCGTACCTATTGGAAACGCATGGCTTGAATTTAACGGAATGCGTAAATCGTTAGCCGTACCGCGATCCGTTTTTATAATTTTATTAGCATCCGATAAAGTTAAGTTGTTTAACGAAGCCGAATAAGTAACCATTGTCTTGTTGAATACTTGAGCGCCCGTTACATACTTACTTGAAAACGTACCACCTCCATCGTCTTGTGCAATTGCAAAACGATCGGTAGCAACTATATTACTTCCCTTTGCCGTTAATTGACTTATCTTTACGTTTGCCATTTTGCTTACTTAAATACGTTAATAATTTCTTTATATTTTCGTCTTTTGGTTTGTAGTTCTTCATAAATACCAGCCAGTGTAATTATTGTTTGTATCTGGATACATATCCCCGTTTGAATTACTATTGTATTCAGGAAATAAATCGTTGTTAAATGATATATAATCAATAAACCTTTCAGTATAGTGTTGTGCAATAGAACGCTCTTTTTCTATTAAGAAATCAATTTCTACCTTTTCTACATTAGTAGCGTTTTCCGAATTGTGTTTATATACCCCTTTGTTCGCTATTGTATAAGCTGCAAATGGTAAATATTCAACCATTGCCCAGTGTATAAGCATTTGTTTTACATAGTTAACTAAAAGATTATTGTAATCAGTTGGTATTGTGTAAATTGAACTTATTGTAACCGCTCCATTTGTGCCGCCTGTTACCGTTGCCGTACTTCCTACCGTGTAACCAGTGCCAGCCGTGTTAATTGTAGCCGCAGTAATTAAACCACCAGCCGCCGTAATATTTAATTTTAAGCCAGTTCCCGTTGTGCTTGTTGTATTTATAGCCGTTCCCGTAGTATATCCCGTCCCTTGGTTGCTTATTGTAATTGCTGTCGGTATTCCTGAAGCCGCTAAAATAATTTCAGACTTTAATTTTTCAAGTAAATCAGTACCCAAGTAATTTTGTATGTGAATGTCTTGCGCTATTTTGACGTACTGAATAAAATTGTCCGTGTCTACGTTGCCATTCATTGCAGTGAATTTAACAACGTCTTGTCGTGTTATGAGTAGTGCTTCTGCCATTTTATATTACGTCTGAAGGTAAATTTTTATTTCGCGGGCTAAACCCTTTTAAAGGTAAATTATTAGGGTATATTGAAACTTCGTAAGGGTTTGTTACTTTATATCCTTTAATTTCTGCTGCTCTTGTTCCTATTTCAGAATAACCTTTTTCAATAGCGTTTAAATCTAACATAAAAGTTACCCTTGAAAATTTGTGGTGACATCGTGCGCCGCCTTTAAAACGAAATATATCGTACGTATTTGCACCGCCTTCGCCAAAACCAGGATTAACCGCCCTTCTACTCATTGCATCAATATCTTCTTTTCTAAATAACCTATTTTCTTTTGACATCATTGCTTTACAAAAGTCACGGTCGGGTGCTTTATTTCCCGTGTATTTATAACGAACTTTAAAGTATTTTAAATCTCCTACTTTTTTATCTTGTGCGCTCTTTTTATCGGGTTGAGGGTTGCCAGTTTGAACAAGGTTAATTAAGCGGCTTAAAAGCGTTGTTTTAGGCTCTAAATCTAATTCAGCTTTAATTAATTGCGAATCTAATTCTTCGTCATTTTCTGAAGCTTCTCGTTCGTCTACCATTACCCAGCCTTCGCCTAATTGGTTGGCATCAACTTCGTTTAATATTTCTTCTAATTCCGTGTTTACTTTGCTTAATTCCGTTCCCGTTTCTTCAGCTACTTGTTCTTCGTTTTGTGCGTTTTCTAAATCTACGAACTCCAAAGGTTGTAACGTTTTAAAGAATAACTTCAAAGAAACACTGTTAAAGGCTAAAATTTTATCAAAGGCATCTATTATTTGGTCTTGAATAGGTTTAATAACCATATTGTCAAACAAAATAGAAGCGTTTTTTAATTCATCAGCATTTGAACTAAAACCATTAGCCGAACCTAAACCAAATAATAACGGACTTGTAACGTTATGCGCTAACATAATTTTCTTTACGCATTCCTCACTTAATGAATTATACAAGTCTGGAGCATCGTTAACGGGCATTGTGTCAACCGTTGTTTTGCTTTCTTGGTTATTATTAAATCCTATAATAACCTTTTCGCCACGCGGCCCAGTTAATTGACTTTTTACTTTTCCCGTAATAATTTGTTGTTGTTCTTCAGTTGGTACCCCGTTATTAAAGTTAATTACAACCCGTCCAGCGAAGCCTTTTTGAACTTCGTTAATTAAATAATCAGCTATTTCTTCTTCTAACTTTGCATAAGGTAACCCTCCCTGATAATCAGGTAAAGCGTAATATTTCATACCAACCGCGTACGGCTTTGAATAAAGTATTTCTATTTGTTCATTTGAATATCCGAAAGCTGGTATTCTTTTAGGAGCGTATTTCTTAACATCTAACCAATTATCTGAATAATAATAACCTTCTATTTCTCCGTCTTTATTGCACTTTTCCGCGCGTAATAAATTCACGGGTATATGATACGCTTTTAAAATTCTTTTGTGGTCTTGTGAATAATGTATTTGCATTGCAAATTGACCAAACATTTTTCTATCCAGTACAATTTTACGAATGCAGTCAGGGTGAAATAAAGCCATCATTTGAGCGTACTCATTTGGCTTTTTACTTGCATCTAACGCACTTAAACCACGACCGTAAATTAATCTATTAACGTTGTTTATTACCGAGCTATTAGTTGTCGAATTAACGTACCTATCAATGATAAACTGAAAGTAGTTATTATCTTCGCCAAACTCAACCCAAGCGTCGCGTTTTGACTCTTGAATTACGGGCGTTGTGTAAGAACTTAATTCTAAAACGTGTATATTACTCATAAACTATAAATTCATTTGTGGTGCTATTAGCAGTATATTGGTTTTTGTTTACTGAAAAACTCGAAACACTTTGATTAGTACAAAATATCCTATCCTTATAAACTACCGTAGCACCGTTAATAAATACCAAATCGTAAAAATGATTTTCTACTAAATTAAATTCAGCTTCAAACGTATCGTAATATTCCCCTTGTGTGTAAGTGTAACCAGTTATTTCAGTTGTTACGTTCGTTTGATCGTCCGTAATAGCTACATAATCAAAAACTTTATTTCGTGGTATAAACACAAAATCTTGGTCATTTGTCGAAGTAGTTAGAATAATCATATATTATAAACGACTAAAGGTCGGTTTTGTCCTTAAACAAAAAACACCTACCGAAGTAAGTGTCTTTTGAGCAAGTATATAGAAGAAAGAAATTATGCAGTAACTATTTGTGCATCTACTCCAGCGCCATCTTCAAACAAAGTTTTCAATTGTGCTTCAGTTGAAACATCAAGAAAATTAGCTGGTGAAACTTCCATAGCTTCAAAAGTTAAATTATAACCATTGAAGTCACCTAAAGCCGATCCCGAAGAAACGGTACCCGCAGTAACGTCCGCACCTTGTGTAAGACCCATTAAAAAGAATTGGTCAGTCATTGTTCTAACTACAATTCTTGGTCTACCATAAGCCAAAAGTTTAACGTTTTTATGCGTTGTAACGTCTTGTCTTTTTAATTGAATAGTAAGCGTTTGTTGAAAAAATGTAGTACCGTTATCGCGGCTTGAATTAATTGTAGTTTCAAAACTATTAGCACCTTTTAATTCGTATTTATACAATTGTAAAGCACCAGCAGAAATTGGAGTCCAGTCGCTAATCTCATCCGTTGAACCAACGTAAGTAACGCTATCGGGGTTTAAGTCATCGTAGTTAATAAAGTAAATAGACTTCAATCCCGAAACGGAATCTTTACATTGTTCTATTCTACCATTTGTTATATCACAGCTCATTTTATTATTTTTTAAAGTTTAACAAAAAAAAAGGTGGTGTATATTGCACCACCCTTTATTATAGTTTATGTTTTTTAGTTAGCCGAGTTAACGATTCCGTAAGTAACTAAGTCAGAAGCAAAACCGTATTTAGCGTCTGCTGTAAATCTCATTACTACGCGTACATTTTGCGAACCGTCGATATCTCCCATATCAATAACTTTGCACTCATTCATATCCGACATCAAAGAAGTCGCAAAGTACAAGTTTGAAGTTTGAGCAAGTAAAGCAGTGTTTGAAGCAAGTCCGTTAGCTAAGAATATTTTAACTCCGTCAAAATACAAGTCATTCAATACTTGGTTGTTTCCTTTGTTGTCGTAACCGTTAGCTCCTACTCCAGAAGCAGCGAACCCACCCAATGCACGAACATACGCTCTATAAATGTTATTTGAAACATAAAGAGTTAAATCTTCTTTACCGTACAAAGCAGCTGGCAAAGCGTCAACGATTGAACCTAATTGAGCAACAACGTTAGTAGCATCAACAGTAGTACCCGCAATTTCTTGAGCAGCTGGTAAAGCAGCATCAGTAGTTAATTGTGTCATTAAACCAGCGAATTGCCCAGCACTTGCGTTAACACCTCTCCAAATAGAAGTTTCCATTCCAGCAGCAACTTTTTCAGCAGCGTGTGCGATTAAGAAATCAGCAAATGATTTAGGCAAAACGTCGAATGCAGAATATCCCATTTGAATAGCGTCCCAGTCTTGTCTGAAATCACTTTTACACAATTGTAAGTTAACTTGAAAAGATTCAGGTTGAAGAATTTTTTCAGTTAAAGTAACTGTTGACGTAGGGTCGAAATCGCAAGTTGCGTTTTTGATAATATCGTCAGTAGCAACTCTTTTAATTACTTGTTTGTACTTAACATTCGGCATGATAGTAATACCGCCTTTTTCCAAGGTTGGAGCGCTTAACAAAGCAGCAGCGATATATTTTCCAGCGAACTCACCAGCATACGTTGTAGTAATGCTTTGAGTAGTTGATAGGTTAATTTTTTCCATTTTTATTTAGTTTTTTATTTTATTTATACTACGGTTAAAGTAATTGCACCAGCAGAAGTACCAAGTCCAAAAACATACCAGTTTGTTCCGTCACCAACTAATTCTACGAAGTCGCCAATTGTATCAGCAGAAGCAGAAAACGTAATTGTGTTTTCATCAGCACCCGGTACGTTTGTACTGTTTACGATAACACCGCCTTGAATTTTGCTTGTAGCCGCTTTAATAGTCCAAGCAGTTGTTGCGAATAACGCACCTACTACGAACTTGTAAGATTGTCCAGCTCCATCGGCAACCGCTGGAAGTGTAATTTGCGCTCCAGCAGCAGCGTTTAAGATAAATACTTTACCGCTATCTTCAGCAGTTAAAGTTGTTGCACCCGTTAATGTTTCAATTACACCTACTTGACGTAAAGAATCATTTGAGATACTTGTTAATGTTGTACTCATTTTTTATTGTTTTTTAAATTATTACTTATTTAGTTTGTTTAAAACTGAATCCATAATTGTGCGTGGTCTTTTAG